CACCTTACCATACATGGATTGGATATCCTGCATGGTGAGCTTCCTGCTGAGCCCTGCTTCTATCCCCATAAAGACAATGGTGCAAAACACCAAAGCCTCAAATGGGAAGCAAAGGGCTGAACCCATAGACGCGAACTTGGCCAGCGGTACTATACCGTGGTCAGGCACATCAGCCTTTCGGCTCCTACAAGCGTCGACACTATCCCGAAGGATAGTGTTTCTACCTAAAAGGAGACGTACATGCTGATTCGAAACTCGATCCGAAGCCTCACTCAAATCAAGTGTGGCGAGAGCTCCCGTGAGGGATCCCTCTTTCGCGAGCCGTTGGTTTGGCTCTTGAAATTCGAAATCGATGAAATGCCGTGTGTTGTCAAAACGCGGAATTTCATGCACGATGGTCGCGAGAACCCCTTGCTGCATGTACTGCATACAAGTAGGTTCGATGGCGATGATTCGTGGAGTCTTGAGCGTTTTACGGACGGTGATTACCCTAGTGGGTACCTCGTCCGAAGGTTCGAGGATGCAAACGTTGTCCGTCCTATCAAGAAAGGACTCCGAGCTGATGAGGTTTTCCCAGTGCGGGAAGACCTCTTCGAGTCGGCGGGTCCACGTGAGCTGATTGTACTTCGCATTGCTGCGAAGCTTATCAGCGGTGGCCCCAGGACCATGTTTGGGAATGACTCCTTGGTGGTAGATACTCGTATCTACCGCGCCAAGGAAGTCACGCCACAACAGCTGCGCAATCCTGCTGAAATCACTGAGGTAATTAACTTCAGGAGATAACAGCGAGATATCCGCAGAACGAACATCCTGCTCACACTCTAAGTACCTTGCAAGGGCTGCATTTCGCCTTTTGGGCGTACAGTCACGCTTCAACTTACCGAACATCAGAGTAATCTGACGTACGGCTCGAATGGCGTCTATGCTTGGATACTCGAGCAGCAGACCGCTACTTCGCTCGAACACAAGATCAAGGAAACCTCCAAGAAATTGGGGGAGCCCTTTGCGTTTGACAAAACTGTCGAACGCAACGTGATCGACCTTACCTTCGTCAAGACTTCTTTCAAAGTCCTGACAAAAGGTCGGAAGGGTTATCGTGAGAAACGATGACCCCTCGTGTTCGTAACGTTTCTCGATGTATTTTTGATCGAGAATGGTGCTTGTGTCGCATCTTCTCCCCAGTTCTTCGAGGAGAATCAGTTGGAGCGCGATCAGGCTTTTCAAGTCTCCCACCTTTCTTGGATGGGTAGTACTTCCTCAGCCACGCGCTTTCCATAGCCAGCAGTACTATTAGAATGTCGCTTACCCACGGATGGGTTGGCAACATCTGCTAGTTCTGCCCACCCAAAATCTGGGTGACCATCGCTCCTGAAGAAGCTGCAAGTTGGGCGGCAAAACCGTCCCATGCAGCTTTGATCTCGGCGACTGTGTATCCGTTAACAGGAACGTCCCAAACCACCGTCATAGACGCTGAGTTGC